GAAGTCAAGAGAGATTGATACCAATTGACTTCTTATAGATAATGCGTTATGATTCGGAATGAATCGATTCAAATTCAAACTTGATTAAGTTATGGCAAAAGGATTTACAGTAAAGGCAACGTCGCCCGTTGTGAAGAAAGAAGCAACAGAAGAATGGGACTTTGCACTCGCTAGAGAAATGGTCAAAGGTAAGACAATTGTATTCTGTCTACCTGGACGCAATGTTTCTTACACATTTTTGAAGAACTTTGTACAACTCTGTTTTGATCTTGTACAGTCTGGAGCAAGTATCCAGATCTCGCAGGATTACTCATCCATGGTTAATTTTGCAAGGTGTAAATGTCTGGGAGCGAACGTACTGCGTGGACCTGATCAAAAACCATGGGACGGCAAATTAAAATATGATTATCAGTTGTGGATTGATAGTGATATTGTGTTTAACACTGAGAAATTCTATCAATTAATTTTGATGGACAAAGATATCGCAGCAGGTTGGTATATGACGGAAGACGGGCATACGACTTCTGTAGCACACTGGTTAGAAGAAGACGACTTCCGTAATAATGGTGGAGTCATGAATCATGAAACTGGTGATAGCATTACTAAGCGTAAGAAGCCTTTCACTGTTGACTACACTGGATTTGGTTGGTTGTTGATTAAGAACGGTGTATTTGAACATGGTGAAATGAAGTATCCTTGGTTTGCTCCAAAGATGCAAGTCTTTGAATCTGGTGAAGTACAGGATATGTGTGGAGAGGATGTATCATTCTGTCTGGATGCAATTGCAGCAGGATTTGAGATTTGGTGTGATCCTCGCGTTCGCGTCGGACACGAAAAGACTCGCGTGATCTGATACAATGGCAGAGTTGTATACAATACTCCACCACAACAAAGTTCTTTATGAACACTTGACTGAGGAGGAATATTTCGATACAATGGAGGACCTGTCTCAGAGGTTTTATGAGACGGGCTCTCCAAACCCTTCGGAACTTGAAACTCAAATTATTCAAAAGGATTAAAACATTATGGCAAAAGCAAAAGTCGGTCTGAACAAGAGCTCTTATATTCCGGGACCTCCTAAGAAATCTCGTCAAGGAGCTGGGGGTGGAACGAAATACGCCGCGTCTTCTCGCAATAAAGCGCGTAAACCCTATCGGGGACAAGGTAAAGGTTGATATGTTGAGGGAGGGTCTTCGGACTCTCCCTTTTTTAATAAATACCTAAAAAGATTGGTATAATGAAAACCTTTAATCAGTTTTGTTCAGAAGCATATCAGTTGGATGAGAATGTTTTTTTGAATACGGTAAGAGGTGCCGCTAATACTCCTATTGGCAGAACGATTATTGGACGTACTGGTCTTGGTAGAGCCGTCAGAGGAATAACAGCAGCGACAGCAGCAGACGAAGTGATTCAAAAATTACCTCGTCCTGTAAGAGACATTGGCGAAATTGGTATGTCTGGTCTTGGAATGGGTCCTTTAGCAGTTCCTGCAATGGCAGTTACGGCAGCAACTAAACTTGCAACACCTGTAGGTAAAAGAGTTCATAAAGCAAGAACTGAAAGAGACGCTACAGCACGTCAGGCACTCTCTACAGCACCTAGCACACGTGGTATGACCTTTGCTGATAGAGAAAGATTAGTCCAAGGCACCCGTTTGAAGGGTGTTTGAGGTAGAATAAATAGAGATAAGGGATAGCAACCCCTCTAAAAGTTCTGATTTCGCTGTAAATCAGGAACTCAAATGGGACATTCACCTGTCGATAGAAATTCTGACTACATGTATGAGATGTGGGGAACCACTAAACTCGTCACAGACTACTATAAGGACGAAAAAATGACTGCACAACATGATTTTTTGGACAATTTAGGTAATCATCAGCACCAAAAGATGCTTCGTGAGATTGCAAATGACGATTTGACACCTAAAAAACATGATTTTAGGACTCAGAATGAACTTCATGAAAGAATTCGCAATGACGAGGACTATGATGACTGGGATTATGGTACAGAACCCTATTATGGGAAGATTTCTGAGTAGGTACTATAAATAAATTCAGAAAAATCTACCTATTCAATGGCAACCAGAAGGGTTTCAAGAGCATTTAAGGATATTAGTTTTGCATTTGACCCACATCCTGTGACAAAGGACCTTCCTGTCTTGATTAATGAGCGTGCAATCATTAGATCTGTGCGTAATTTGGTTGAAACCATTCCTACAGAACGATTTTTTAACTCAGACTTGGGGTCTGATATTCGTAGAAGTCTCTTTGATTTCGTGGATATTGCCTCAAGTCGTGTTATTGAAGAGCAAATACGGGAAACTATTCAATTTTATGAGGATAGAGTCGAAAATTTACTCGTCAAAGTCAATCCACAACCCGATAATAATAGTTTTGACGTAAATGTTTACTTCGATATTGTAGGTTTAGATTTACCAACCCAAGCATTTTCGTTCATATTAGAGGCGACGCGATAAAAAATGCCTTTTACACAGTTTACTAACCTAGATTTCGATCAAATCAAGGCTCAAATCAAGGATTATCTCCGTGCAAATTCAAATTTCACGGATTTTGACTTTGAAGGGTCGAATTTTTCCGTCCTGATCGATACTCTTGCGTATAATACTTACATTAATGCGTTTAATGCGAACCTGGTTGTCAACGAATCCTTCTTGGATGGGGCAACAGTTCGTGAAAATGTGGTTTCATTAGCAAGAAACATAGGTTACATACCACGCTCTAGAAGCGCCTCTAAGGCAAACGTAACTTTTAGTGTTCCTACCACTACCAGTAGTGGTTTTATCACCCTCCAAGCAGGTCTGGTGTGCATTGGAAGGCAAGATAACACTTCATATCGCTTCTCAATTCCAGAAGATGTCACTGCCGCAGTAGTAAATGGTGTGGCACAGTTTGGATCAGCAGCAGCACCAATTCAAATCTATCAAGGATCTCTACTTTCAAGACAATTTTTAGTTGATACGTCAATTGATCAGAGATTTGTTCTTGATAATCCAAATATTGACACCTCAACTATTACTGTATACGTCAAAGGTATCAATGACACCGGTTTAGGAAGAGAATATAGTAAGATTGACAATATTTTAAACATTGACAAAAATTCTGAAGTCTTTTTAATACAAGAAGTTCAAGATGAGCGTTATGAACTTCTGTTTGGTGACGGATACTTCGGTAAAGAGTTAGAAAATAATGCTGTTATCACAGTAAGATACATTATTACTGATGGTGAGTCTGGAAATGGACCTTCGGTCTTTGATTTCCAAGGAAATTTCCTCGATCAGTCAAATGTTCGCGTCATTCCTACTGCGTCAGTTCCCGTAACGACCATTCAGAAGGCAATGAATGGCGGTGAAATTGAGAATGTGTCCTCTATCAAGTATTTCGCTCCAAGACTCTACTCAGCGCAATACAGAGCGGTTACAGCGAGGGATTATGAGGCAATCATTGCTTCAATTTATCCAAATACAGAATCAGTTGCAGTAGTTGGTGGAGAAGAATTGTCCCCACCACAGTTTGGTACGGTACAAATCAGTATCAAACCAAAAAATGGTACATATGTTTCTGATTTTGATAAGCAAAATATTTTAAACAAGATCAAACAATACTCAATTGCCGGAATCAACCAAAAAATTATCGACCTTAAGGTTCTTTATGTTGAAATTGACTCCTTCATTTACTACAACAATGCCCAAGTTACAAATGTTGATGATCTGAGAACCAACGTTATTGATTCTCTTACCAAATATTCTCAAGATGTTGACATGAATCGCTTTGGTGGAAGATTCAAATACAGTAAAGTCCTACAACTTATTGATAGAGTTGACTCTGCAATTACTTCTAATATCACAAAGGTGAAAATTAGAAGAGATATGAAGGCATTGTTGAATCAGTTTGCACAATATGAACTTTGTTTTGGCAATAAGTTCCATGTAAATGTCAACGGATACAACATTAAATCTACAGGATTCACAATTGCTGGAGAATCATCAACCGTATACCTTACAGACGCACCAGAAATTACAGCAGGTGGAAACAGAGTATCAAATGCTACTGCAGCGTCACAGGTGTTCCTTTCCAGACCAGGAATTGTAAGTGCTGAAAAGGGAGTTCTTTCATTGGTTAAACTTGATTCTAATGGCAATAGAGTTGTCGTTGCTAAGGAGGCAGGAACCGTTGATTATGTTAAAGGTGAGATCATACTCAACACACTTAATATCACAAGTACTCAAAGACCAAACAACATTATTGAGATTCAAGCATACCCAGAATCAAATGATGTTATAGGTCTTAAGGATCTATATTTGACGTTCAGCGTTCCCAATAGTTCAATAAATATGGTTAAAGATGTAATTGCATCTGGTGAAGATATTTCTGGCGTGTCTTTCACAAGAGATTACTATACTTCAAGTTATTCAAACGGAGCTCTAGAGAGGAAATAAAATATGTCGCATTTTGAGAAGAGAGTGCAACTCAATAAAATTATTGAGAGCCAACTTCCAGAATTTTTAGTTGCAGATTTTCCAAAAGCTGTAGAATTTTTTAAACAGTATTATCTGTCTTTAGAGCATCAGGGTGGTAATGTTGATCTTGTTGATAATTTAGATCGTTATATCAAACTCGATAATCTTATCCCAGAAGTTGTTGTGGGAGAAGTATCTCTCACATCCGCAGTATCTCAATCCGATACTACAATTAATGTTACTTCGACAAAGGGATTTCCTGAGGAATATGGTCTGTTGCAAATTGGCAATGAGATCATTACTTACACTGGAATCACAGGCACTACTTTCACTGGTTGTATTCGTGGATTTAGTGGAATTAGTGGATATGATGTAGGAATTTCTAGCGTCTTTAGTAATGTAAACAAGCAAAATATTGTTTTCTCTCAAACCTCTGCTGCTGCACATAGTCAATCTGCAACAGTAAAGAATCTGAGCGTATTGTTCTTACAAGAGTTTTATAAGAAACTTAAGAAAACTTTTACACCAGGACTGGAAGAGTATGATTTTGTTTCCGACTTGAATGTTGGAAACTTTATTAAACATGCAAGAAACTTCTATCAGTCAAAAGGTATTGCAGAATCCATTAGAATTTTGTTCAAGGTTCTTTATGGAGTAAATGCTGAAGTACTGGATCTTGAAAGTCGCCTAATCAAACCTTCTTCTGCAGAATATATCAGAAGAGAGGTTGTTGTTGCAGAAAATATTTCTGGTGATCCATTTGGATTGGAAGGTCAAACAATATTCAAGTCAAATGATTTGAATACAAATGCATCGGTATCAGAAATTGAGATTTTTACTAGAAATAATCAAACTTTCTATAAACTCAGTCTCTTTGTAGGTTACAACGACAGAGATCTTGTAGAGGGAGTATTTACTATTCCTGGCGCTTCAAGATGCTTAGAACCAGTTAGTGTTAATGATTCTGTTATTAGTGTAGATTCCACAATTGGATTTAGTGAATCTGGGACAATTATCTCAGGTAGTAATGTAATTAAGTACACCTCAAAGAGCATAAACCAGTTTTATGGTTGCACTGGAGTAACTAGTCAAATAAAACTCGGAGATCTCATAAGAGCAGATGAAACTATTTTTGGATATGAAAATGGTGATACGGAAAAGAGATGTGATTTAAGAATCACTGGTGTTCTTTCTGGATTTAAAGCACTGTCAGATATTCCTCTTATGGAAGAGGGTGAAGTCATTTCGACTAGAAATGTTGGTGAGATTATTGACAATCCAGCAGGTGATAAAACTTTCAAACAAGTTTTTGCTAATTCTTGGATCTACAATACTAGTGCAAGATTTAAAGTACAATCAATCTCATCGTCAGTATTCACCTTATTCTCTGAAATTGATAAGTCTAGCCTCAAAGTAGGTGACTTTGTTGAAATTCTTGTTGGCAATAGTAATATTGTAGTTGTACCAGATCCAAATAATTCAAATGCTTCATATGCACAAGTCTCTAGTATAAATGCCTCTTCAAGAGAAGTTACTCTTTCTAATACAGGTTCTTTTGTACCATTACCGAATGTTGAATATAGTATTAGAAGAAAACTTGTAAAGGCAAAGAGTTCTGGTGTTATTATCACAATTGGAAATGACGTTTATATTGCAAATGCTTTAAATGTTTACGGTGATGATACTGATACTTATGCATATATCGCTTCAAACTCATTACCAGGATATACTATTGTAGATAATATTCTCGAATCTACACTTCCAGATGGAACTGTTAATGGTCTTGGTGACTATAGTTCTTTCTTCCAATCATATGGAACTGTAAAATTCTCTTCACCAGTTGATTTTAGAGATGGTGATGAGATCAGATATACTGCAGCAAATCCTTTATCTGGATTAGATTCTGGTCAAACATATTTTGTCAAACTTGTAGCAGCAAATGAGATCAGACTTTATGCCTCAAAGGCACTCTTGTCTGGAAATGAGAGCATTAGATTAGGTCAAAATAACAATCCTGGAGTACATTACTTTACTCTAAGGCGTCATGAGAATAGAACGCTTAGTTCTAAGAAGATTGTTAGAAAGTTCTCATTAAATCAATCATTTGAAAATGAAAGGGGCAGTGAAAGATCTGTATCCAACATCGGTATTTTAGTTGACGGTGTAGAAATTACAAGTCCAAATTCTTCAGATAAGATTTATTATGGACCTATTGAAAAGTTTGAAGTCTTAAATGGTGGCAGTGGATATGATATAGTCAATCCACCAAACATTACAATTTCAGCAGGTGCTGGATCTACAGCATATGTTGATCCAATTATTGTTGGTAATGTAAAGAGTATTATTGTTGACCCACAAGATTTTGACTTTGAAGAATTACTTTCAGTATCTCTTACTGGTGGAAATGGATCTGGTTGTTCATTAGAACCAGTAGTAGGTCAAAGATTTAGAGAAATGTCATTTGACAGTCGCAAACTGTCTCTTGGTGGTGGTATTGACATTTCGAACGAAACAATTACGTTCTTAGAACCTCATAATCTTGGTGACGGTCAACGTATAATTTACAATCAAAATGGAAATGATCCGATTTCCATTGGTGTTGCATATGATCCAACAAACACCGCTACAGGATCTTTGGTTAGTGGTGACGAATATGTTGTTAGATTTGTAAACACAAGTACGATCAGACTCTTCAAAAATGAGTTAGATGCTTTCTCTGGAACAACTGGAATTAATACAATCGGTCTTTCTGTAGCAACTACCGCCAGTGGCATTCACAAATTCAGAACTCTATCTCAAAATAATCTGAGAAGTGTAAAGGTATTAAATTCTGGGTCTGGATATGCTTATAGAAAACTTAGAGTAAGATCTTCCGGAATCTCTACAGAATATAATACAGTCACATTCAAGGATCATGGATTTAAAACTGGAGAGATCGTCACTTATGAGTCTTCAGGAACAAGTATCGTTGGTTTATCCACATTAAATCAATACTCTATTCAGAGATTAGATTCTGATAGTTTCAGACTTGTAAATGTTGGTGTTGCTGGAACTTATAAACAAGATCTAACAAAATCAAAATATACTAAATTTGATTCAACTGGAAGTGGATACCACATTTTCCAATATCCACAAATTGAAGTAACTGCTAATGTTTCCTTTGGTGCAACAACCGGAACATTTAACTTTACTCCAATTGTTACTGGAGAAATTGTTGGAGCATACCTGTATGAATCTGGTAGTGGATATGGATCTACTACTTTAAACTTACACAAAAAACCAATCATTTCGATCAGCAAAGGTAAGAACGCACAATTAAATCCAATCATTTCAAATGGAAGGATTGTAGATGTTCAAGTATTGAATAAAGGTTCTGAATATATTTCCATTCCAGAACTTAATATTGAAGATCAATCTGGTGGAACAGGAGCTATTCTCAGACCAGTTATTATTGATGGTAAAGTTGACGATGTTATCGTAATCAATCCAGGTATTGGGTATAGTTCATCAACAACTTCAATATATGTTGACCCAAGAGGATCTGGTGCAATATTTGATACTCGCGTCAGAAGTCTTAATGTAAATGATGCATTCAGATTTGGAAAGATATCTGCGACACAATCGACTAAGATTTATTCAAACCTCTATAAAAATGCTGAAGAAAACTCACTAGTTTATGGAATTTATGGTTATTCGGAAGATCTTGCCGCAAACTATGAAAATCTTAGTGGATCTCACTCACCAATTATCGGTTGGGCATATGATGGAAATCCAATTTATGGACCATATGGATATCAGACGGCAAATAATATTCAGTCTGGTATCATTAAAGTAAGACCTGGATATGAATTAAAAACAGCAGGTGTATTTGACAGACCAGCATTTGAACCAGGATTCTTTATAGAAGATTATCAGTATACTAATGGTGGAGATCTAGATTCACATAACGGCAGATTCTGTAAGACTCCAGAATTTCCAAATGGAGTTTATGCATATTTTGCTGGTGTTACAACAAGCACAATTTCACCAGATTTTGTTCCCTCTTATCCATACTTTGTTGGTAACACATTTAAATCAAAAGTTATTGAAGACAATGCTGTCTTAGATCAAACGTTTGATTTTAATGGTCAAAATCTTTCCCGCAATACATTCCCATATAAAGTTAATGATCCAGATGCTGATTATGATTTCATAAACGAATCCTATGAAAGTTTTGAGCAACTCTCAATTGTTGAGTCAGTTACTCAAGGAGATGTTGATGAAATTAAAGTTATTGACGGTGGAAGAGGATATTCTATTGGCGATGCAGTAAACTTTGATTTTGAGGATGCTAATGGATCTGGACTGAGAGGTCTGGTAGAAGAACTGAAGGGTGCTGGCATATCTTCAATTACTACAGAACTGGAAAGAAATTCAAATTGTGTATTTGTTTGGGATAATGATACTCAAGTTTCTGCATATACTCTAGATGGATTTAACTTAAACAACAATAATACAGTTCTTGTAAGTGGTCTTTCAACATCAGTACCATTCCTTGCAGGTCCAAAGAAGATTGGATTTACCACAGAATCTGTTGGATTGGCAGGTACAATGACCTCTTATTCCGCAATCACTGGTGGAATTGATGAGGATATCTTTGTATCTTCAAGATTTAGAACAGTATCTATAGGAAATTCTATAACCATTGTATCTTCAAGTGGTACGGAGGTTGTTAAAGTTCTAAATGATTTTGAAAATGGTGTACTCAGAGTAAAGAGATTTGGTTCAGCGGGTGTTGCTCACTCATTCGGAAGTAGACTCAACTTGAGTTCTGATAGAGTCAAGTTACCTGTAAAGACTAGGAAGTTTGAATCACAAAGAGATAAGTTAACTTATTTTAATGCAGTAGAATCTGTAGGAATTGGAACCACTGTAGGTGGTGCAGTAGAAAAAGTATCTCAGGTTGGTGTCACCACATTTAGCGTTTCTGTTCCCTGCAGATCAATCTACATTCCAAATCATGGATTCAAAACTGGTGAGAGATTAACATTCACAAAGACAACCACCGCAGGTGTAGATTCATTGATTGTTGGTGACAATAATTTAAATATAAACACTTTCTACATTCCAGATAATTTCACACTTACAAGTGAAGTTTATGCAATTAACAAAGGTCAAAATTATATTGGTCTGACTACACAGGTTGGTTTAACAACATCAACTGAAGGATTGTTCTTCTACAGTGACGGATCTGATAATGCAGAATATCTGTTAAAGACCAATAGAGAGCAAATCACTGGCGATGTTGATAGAATTACGACCACCGTCAGTACTTCTGCAACACATGGTCTTCAGAATGGTGATTCAATTAAGTTGACTGTTGTCCCCAATACTGTCGTTGGATTTGGGACAACTGCAGCACTCAACATAAAATTGAATAGTAGTGAGAAGAAGATACTTGTAAATCCTCTGGGTATCAACTCAACTTCGATTAGCATTGTTGATGGATCATTTACATATACAGATCATGGATATGAAACTGGTGACAAAGTTTTCTACGAAAGCGCGGAAGTTGCTGCAGGACTGAGCACTGGTTCATACTATATTATTAAAGATAGTAACAGTAAGTTCAGACTCGCAGAAACATTATATGAATCAAACCCAAGTACAGAAAATGCTGTAAGTATCACAGCGACTGGTGGAGTAAATCATTATGTTTCAGCGATTAATCCTAAGATATCTGTCGTAAGAAACAGTGATCTCCAATTCAATCTTCAAGATACTTCTCTAAGAGGGTATCAGTTAAAGATCTACAGAGATAAAAATTTCATAAACGAATATATTAGTTCTTCTGATAGTAGAGAATTTAATGTTGTTGGTCTTGGTAGTGTAGGTTTTGGAACAGCGTCAAATGCATCTCTGACTCTAAGATATTCCGAAAGCGTTCCTTCCAAACTTTATTATGCTTTAGAAAAAGGCGGATATATTAGTACTGCAGATACTGACGTAAGATCTTATTCTGAGATTGACTATATTGATAGTGAATATAATGGAACATATAGTGTCTTTGGCATTTCAACTGCTTCTAATAATACATTTAAGATATCTCCATACAGATATCCAAATGTATTAGGATATAATGATGAAGATTGCGATTCTCTTACATATTCAACAAAGTCTGCCACTGCTCTGAATGGAAGTATCAGTAAAGTTAAGGTAATATCTAAAGGATTTAACTTTGATAAACTTCCAAAATTCAAAGACGTAACAACTGTAAATGGTGTCAATGCTAACATTATTGGTGTCTCCACTTCTATCGGTAGAATCAATAAGATTAGATTCCGTGATATTGGATATGATTATTCTGCAGACAAGACTCTGAGACCAGAAGCATTTGTTCCACCCATTGTCAGTATTGATAATTTAGATACGATCGAAGAGATTGATATTCAATATGGTGGTGCAAGATATCTGAGTGATCCAAATCTTTTACTGTGGAATGATACTAAGAAAGAAGTAGTAGATTCAACAACACTTATTGCACATGCACCAAACGGAGCAATTTCAGAAATTGAGCAATTAGCACCAATATACGGATTGGAATCAGAACCACATAAGATTATTGCAATCAATAATTCAAATGGTGTTGGTATTGTTTCTATGGTCAGTGGACCAACTGGTATTGCAACTTGTGTCCTTAAAACACCAATTCTTGGTTATACTTCACCTCCATTTGCTGTTGATGACAGAATATTTGTTGAAGGTATTGAAATGTCGTCTCCAGATGGATCTGGATTTAACTCTGAAAACTATGATTATAAGTTCTTCAAAGTTACTCAGTTTGCAAATACAAGTCCTGCAACATTGACATTCCAACTTGTTGATGATACTGGTGTTGGTCTTACAACTAACGCTGGTATTGCAAAAACATATCAGTCTGGATATGCAACCATTGTAAATGAAGAGAATTATCCAATTATCAATATTAAGCAGAAGAGAGCAGTATTCTCCGATAATGAGAAACTGTTCGTCAATACTGGAACTGGATTCCGTGCAGAAGATCTTTTTGTCTCCCTGGTAAGAGAAGATTATATTAAGGTTAGAGGAAGATATAACCTTAAGAAAGGTGATAAAATTAAAGGAATCAATAGTGGCGCTATTGCAGATGTAACTTCTGTTGATAGAAAGAGATCTAAGTTTACCGTTGATTATTCTTCAAGATTAGATCTTGGTTGGAGTAATGATATTGGTAAGATTAGTGAAGATTATCAAGTAACTCCTAATAATGATTATTATCAAAATCTTTCATATTCAATCAAGAGTCCAATAACATGGAATGAACTCTCAGCACCAGTCAACAGTATTATTCACCCAGCAGGTCTGAAGAATTTTGCTGACGTTGGAGTTACTTCTGAAGCATCCAGTGCTGTTGGTCTTGGTGGATCAACAACTTCAATTGTTATTTTGGATGTTGTCAATGAAAGAAGAGTTGACACAGTTAACTACTTTGATAATGCTGTAGATGTTGATCCAAGAGTAAGTTCAATCAGTGGTCTTCCACAATCAAATGCTCTGCAAATTCAGAACAGAAAACTTACCGATTACATCGAATGCAGAACAAATAGAGTTCTCACTCATGACGATATTAGTAGCAAGTTCTCTAGTAGAGGATTTAAAGATACTTTCGTAGAAATTGAGGAGATTGACTTTGTTGATAATCATGTAAGATATGTTATTCAGATTGTTGATCCAGACACTGATGATGTTCAATTATCAGAACTTATTGTACAATCTTCAACTAATGATATTTTCTTATTTGAAAAATATACCACATACTCAAATAGAAAACTTGGAGATTTTAGTGCAGATATTGATGATATTGGAAGAAAGACTCTCATCTTTACACCAACAGATCCATACGAAACAGATCACGACATAAAGATTATAAAGAAAACATACCTGTATCAAGCACTTCCAGCAGGAAACTCTGGTATTGGAACACAATCAATAGGTTGTGTTGATCTCGTTGCTTCATTTGTTGGTGTTAGTAGTGTACCAAGTGGAAATGATATTCAAACTCTGGCAGAGTTTTCTGACGCAGACTTCAGAGGATTATTTGCAAACATTGAGGTTACTAATAGATTTACAAGAGAAACAAATTACATTGAAGCAGTAGTTGACTTTGATGGATCTGATACTTATGTAAGTGAGTACTATTTTGATCACAATACTCAAACCTACAGTGCTTCTTCTGTTGGATTAGTAACTGCAACTTATGATTCTGTTTCTGGTATTGTTTCTGTAAGAGGACGCAATTTCAGTCAAACTGACGCACTTGATTATAGAACCAATATTGTTGGATTTGGCAACACAACTGCAGGTATTGGAACATACAGATTCTTATTGAATAATCAACCAGAAGGAACAGAGAGAAGTGCTAGACTTGAATCTGTCATTGGATTTGGTACTGATGTTGTAAGAGCAGGAACATTTGATATTAATACAATTTCCTCTGCCGCGTCAATTGTTCGTGTTTCGGTTGGAGAAACTTCTGCAATACACCAAGTTAATATTCTGGCAAATGCAAAAGATCTTGAAGTAACTGTTACTCCAGGACCATTCTCTGCGGTTAATAATGTAAGTGGTCTTGGAACATTTGGTAGTGAAATTGTAGGAACGAATTTCTACTTGAATTTCTATCCAGATTCTCCATATGATGTAGAACTTCAGTCTTTCAATGAAGTCTTCTACAGACAAATGGATTTTGACAATCAAGCAAATCCACTTTCTTATGGTCCTTCCAATCAACTTTTATTCCTTTCGGCATTTGACGGATTGAACGGTCTGAGAGCAAATAGAGTAAACTTCCCAATTACTCACAATGGAAAACCAATTTATGTGAAGACCTTTGATCCTTCAGATACTACAAAATTAAATTATGCAACTGGTCTCTTTACACTTCCCGATCACTTCTTTAACACAGCCGAAGAAGTATTGTATAACCCAGTCTCCACTTTTGTTGGAGTTGGTCAAACTTCAATGGGAATTGGAGCAACTTCAAACTATCTTGGAATTGTAACTGATAAACTTCCAGAAAAAGTTTATCCAATTGCACTGACCCCAGATACTTTTAAATTAGCAACAACTCCCGAATTTGCAAGAGCAGGAATCTTTGTCACCTTTACTGATCCTGGACTTGGAAATGCCCATGAATTAGAATTTACTAAGAAATTAAGTAAAACTGTTATTGCAATTGATGGTATTGTACAGCAACCAATTACATTTACTCCCGTTAACCACAAGTTAGACTTTAATGGTCACTATCTTGCTGGGGGAATCTCTGCAGGCATTTCAACCTTCAATATTAGTGGAATTTCATCGGTCCAACCAAGAGATCTTCTCAAAATTGACGAAGAATATATGAAAGTCGTCGAAGTTGGTTTTAGCACCAACTCTGGCGGAGAAATTCTTGGTCCAATCAATGGTCTTATTGCTGCTGGTGCTGCTGCAACATTCCCAACAGTTTCTGTTGAGAGAGGATCTGTTGGAACAGCAGCAACATCACACACGGACGGATCTACTGTTCAAGTATACAGAGGTGCTATCAACATTGTAAAGAATGAAGTATTCTTTATTGAACCACCAAAAGGAAATAATAGAGCAAGAAGAAATGAGAGCAATCTTCCTTATGTGACTGCTTCATTCTCAGGAAGAACTTTCTTGAGATCTAATTACGATACCAATATGATATTCGATGATATTTCGGATTCATTTACTGGTATTGGTAAGACATACACACTTAAGGTCGGTGGTGCTGATACAACTGGCGTTGAACCAGGAAATGGAATTCTGTTTATCAATGGTGTTTTCCAGACTCCTTCAACAGATAACAACGCTGGAAACAACTACGATATTGAAAGAGACACGACTGCAGGCATTACAAGTGTAGTTTACACCGGTATTACTTCTGTTGACGGATCTTATATCTTATCGGAATTTGATATTAACCAGAATCAACTTCCAAGAGGTGGTTTGATTGTTTCTCTGGGTTCTACACCTGGTCTTGGATATGCACCTTTGGTCGGTGCAAAAGTTAAGGCAGAGAAGAATTCTTCTGGTGAAATTACAAATATTATTGGAATCAATACTTACACAGGTTCAGTTTCTATTAGTACAGCACTTTATAATGAAGTTACTGGAATTCTTGAAATTGAAACCACAGATTCACACAATCTCCGTGGCGGTGACAGAGTAAAACTTGCTAATCTTGAATTTAGTTGTTCTTCAGCACATGCAGGTGTCACAACAACGATCTTCCCAGATTATGATTATGCTTTAGACGTTGATAATATTATTTCTGCAACAGGTGTCGCAATTAATGTTGGACCAAGCACAATTGCTCACACATATGAATCTGGTGGAACAGTATCAAGATTCTTCGATCTCAACTTTGGATCTGGTTATAGATCACCAGTTTCTATTGGAATTACAGATCTAGCATATGAGCACAGATTTGTAAGATCTATCTCCAATAGCATTACTGCAAGTACTGGTGGTCCATTCACCCCAACTAAAGCGAAGTTTACTTCACATACTGGTATTCTTCAACTAACAATTCCAAATCATGGTTTAACCACTAGTGATACTATCGGAATTGCTACAGATGGTCTGGTATTTACTTGCTCTGATGATGATTTCTTCACCGAGCAACCATACCCAAGATCTACTGATCCTGCTGCTGGAGCAACACTTGGAATTACCACATATACTACAAATACAATTAGTGTTGGAGTTGGTTCTGCTGGTGGTGCTGGAACTGGTGCTGTTATAGAAGCGGTAGTTGGTGCTGGAGGAACTTTATCATTCTCAATTACAAATCCTGGTCAAGGATATGTAAACCCTTCAGTGATTATTCCAGAACCAAACTATGAGAATATGCAAGTTGTTGGTGTTTCCAGACTTGGTGTTGGAGCAACTACAGAAGTTGGAAGAAACCTCCTGCTTAATCTGACAGTTGGATCAGCAAATACTAGTGTTGGTATTGGATCTACATTGTTCCTTATTGACACATTTAAGATTTCAAGATCTGGATATGGTTTCCAACCAGGCGACGTTATGAAGGTAGTTGGTCTGGTCACTGCAAAAGACTTTGCAGCACCAGTTTCCGATTTCCAACTTGAAGTTGTGGAAACATTTAGTGATAGATTTGCTTCCTGGTCATTCGGTGAAATGGATTATATTGATAGCGTCTTTGGATATCAAGATGGAAGTAGAAAGAGATTCCCACTTTACTATAATGGAGAACTCTTAAGTTTCGAATTGGATCCAAATAATCCACTCTCTTCTGCTATTGACTTAGATTCTGTTCTTGTTATATTCGTCAATGGTGTACTGCAAACTCCAGGATATTCATATCAATTTACTGGAGGAACCTCATTCCTGTTCAGTGAGGCACCAAAGGTAAATGACAAGATTGATATCTTCTTCTATGTTGGTATAGATGGTGTCGATGTCACTCAAGTTGAAACTACTGAAACAATTAAAGTTGGTGATGACTTATTCGTAAGAAAGCATCCTGCATATAATGACACTCAAGATCAACTTCGTGAAAGATCTATTACAGAAATTACTGGATCCGATATTGTTGAAACCGATATCTATACTGGTCCAGGCGTAAATGATAATATCTTTAGACCATTTGACTGGATCAAACAGAAGAAAGATATCTATGTGAAGGGTGATATCATTAGCAAAGTTAGACCTGTACTTGAAACTAAAGTATTCCCAACTGCAAGAATTATTGGTGATGTTTCACCTTCTTCTTCAGAAATATTCGTAGATAATGCACAATTCTTTGATTATGACGAAATCATTCTTGATCTAAACTCAGGATCATTCGCATTTGACGCATTCATGGTTGATTCAAACGAACCAGTTTCTGCAGCATTTACTGCTACAGTTTCTGCTGCTGGAACAGTTTCTGCCGTCACCATTACAAATGCAGGTTTTGGATATACAACAGCAACTATTGACGTTAAATTCTCAGCACCAAAAGAAATTGGTGTAGGAGTTGGAACAACTGCAACTGGAACTGCAACAGTTGTAAATGGTCAAGTAACTTCAGTTTCAATAACAAATTCTGGACTTGGATATACAAATACAAATCCACCAAGTATCATTGTAGAGATTCCAAGACCAACATATGAAACTGTAACGAATGTACAAAATGTTCAAGGATTTAGTGGAATCATAACTGGAATCAGCACCACTACTGGTGTTGGTGGTCACCCACTTGCACTTAAGTTCAACTTCCGTGCAATGACAGATTACGGTTTAAATGGCGAAGCAAACGTTGCTTCAGATGCATTAGATCTCGTTGCAGGTTATCCTGTAATGATCTATGACACAACCGTTGGAAATGGTGTTACCTCCGTAAATAGTAGTGATTCTGCAGTTGTTGGTATTGGAACAACATTCTTGGATAACGTTTATGTCGTAAGTTCTATAACAAGTCTTGCTTCAAATGCAGAAATTATTTGTAATGTCCATTCAAACAGTCCAGTAATTGGAATTCTTGAAAGTGGTAATTTTGATGATCTTCAAGCAGGATTGACAACTTCACTTGGATATCTTTCTTGGGGAAGAATATATAACTATGACAATAGATCCAATGGAATTTCTATTGGTGTCACTGGTTTGACTGTAGATGCTGGATTATCAACATTCCCAACTATCCAAAGAAGAGGAAACTTTGGTGAAGGTAAAACTGGAGCAGTACGTTCCAGAAAACCACGCGCCGATGGCGTAAGTCTTGAAGCCGACAATTCTTTACCATTCTACATCCAATAACCAGATATAAATACATAAAAAAAGATAACGATGTCAGCAATTGTTACTGATCAATTTAGAATTCTGAATGCCAGCAATTTTGTTGAGTCAGTAGAAAATTCTTCTAACTCATATTATATAACTGTGGGTCTACCAAATCCAACTGTTGTTGGTTACGGTAGAACCATTGCTTGGAATACAAACCCACCATCACCTATTGACAGCATTAGTTACAATAGTCATGCTGGTGATGTTGTTTTGTATGGAAAGAGGATAACTTCTGCTAATGTAAGAAGACTGGTTAGAAGAATTGATTGGATCGCTGGAAGTAGATATGAAATGTATCGTGATGATTATAGTATTCTTAACCCAGCACCACTAACAAATGCATCTAGATTGTATGATGCAAATTACTATGTAATGAATAGTGATTATAGGGTTTATATTTGTATTGAAAACGGATCTAGTGGAAATAGTCCAAAAGGAAATGTCTCCCAGGATGAACCCACTTTTACCGATTTAGAACCAACAAGAGCTGGCGATAGTGGTGACGGATACATTTGGAAGTATCTGTTCACTATTAGTCCAAGTGACATTATCAAGTTTGATTCGACTGAATACATTACTGTACCAAATAGTTGGGCAACTAGTACAGACTCTCAAATAAGATCTATTAGAGAATCTGCAGATTCTAGTGTCAATGAGAATCAAATTAAAACGGTATACATTGAAAAATCTGGTTCAAACTATGCAAATGGTTTGGGTCAAGAAATGAATATCATTGGTGATGGAACTGGAGGAAAAGTAAGAGTTGACGTAGAAGGTGGTAAAATCACCAATACAGTCGTCACTTCTGGTGGAAAAGATTATAGTTACGCACTTGTAGATTTGGGATCAATTAATTCCAACACTACAGGAACTAGTGCTAAATTAGTGCCAATTATTCCACCTTCAAAGGGTCATGGATTTGATGTTTATACCGAATTGGGAACCGATAAGGTTTTGGTTTATGCAAGATTTGATGATTCAACAAAAGACTTCCCAGTAGACACTAGTTTTGCTCAAGTTGGAATCATAAAGAATCCAACTAAAGTTGGTACGAATGATGTTTACCAAGAGAATACATTCTCTGGTCTCAGTTCTTTCAAATTCTCATCAATTACAGGAACACCAAAAATTGGTGAAAAGATTGAGCAAGTAGTTGCAAATGGAACAGGGAAGGCATTTGGTTATGTTGCGTCTTACGATCTTGAGACAAAGGTTCTGAAGTATTTTAGAGATAGATCTCTATTTTACAATCAGACCACTCTTGATCAACAAGATTATACTGGTATATCCACTAATGGAAGACCATATAATTTTGAATCTTCATCAAATGTAATCAGCGGAAAAACTTCTAATTTTTCTGCAGCAATTGATACAGCATTTGCGGGGATTACTACAAATCCAACAGGAACAAAATTAATTAATCTTGGTGTTAACTTCACCAGTGGAATGGCGGTTCCTGAAATAAATAAAGGATCGGGACAATTAATTTATCTCGACAACAGAGCTAGCATTGCTAGAAACGCACGCCAAAAAGAAGACCTCAAAATTATACTGGAATTTTAAAAAATGCCACAAAAGACGAATTTAAACGTAAGTCCTTACTATGACGACTTTGATAAGGCAGATAATTTTTATAAGGTTCTGTTTAAACCTGGATATCCAGTACAGGCTAGGGAATTAACAGGTCTTCAATCGATTCTACAAAATCAGATAGAATCTTTTGGCAGTCACATGTTCAAAGAAGGTTCTATGGTGATTCCTGGTGGAATCACATGTGACAATGCATTTACAACAGTAAAGGTAAATCCAGATCACTTAGGTATTGACGTTACAGTATATCTTGATTCTATTGTAAATGCAAATAACGGCAAAGGTGCGAAAGTAAAAGGTCAAAGTTCTGAAATTAATGCGACGGTAAAGGGATATCTTTTACCACCAGAAGAAGGCGTAGAGGAGATTACTTTATTTGTCAAGTATCAAGATGGTGGCATTGACGGTTCCAGTGTAGAATTTGAAGATGGCGAGACATTAATTCTTCAAGAGAATGTCACTTATGGCAATACTTCAATAGTTTCTGGAGATACTGTATTTACATTAAATGCAGTAGATGCTGCTTCTACTGGATATGCTGTTGGTGTTGCAGAAGGTGTTTACTTTATTAGAGGAACATTTGTAGACGTTCCAAACTCACAAGTTGTTCTTGATCCATATGACAATAGTCCGTCATATAGAGTTGGTTTTGATATTATAGAAGAGATTGTAAACTCAGATCAGGATCAATCTCTAAATGACAATGCAAAAGGATTTACAAACTATGCTGCACCTGGTGCAGATAGATTAAAAATTACTTTAAACTTAACTAAGAAGTTACTTACAGATATTGAAGATACCAGTTTCGTAGAACTGGTAAGAGTTGATGATGGAGTAATCAAGAAGTTACAAAATAAATCAAATTATAATTTAATCAAAGACTACTTCGCAAAAAGAACTTTCGAAGAGTCTGGGAACTATGCTGTAGATAATTTTATTGTAGACGTTGTTGATACTTTAAACAACGAGACAGGCAATGGAGGTCTCTTCAGAGAGGACGAAGTAACTGACCAAGGAAATACACCTAGCGACGATTTGATGGGCGTCAGAGTCTCTGCTGGCACCGCATACGTTAGAGGATATGATGTTGATCTTGTGGGTTCCACAGTTATTGACGTACAAAAACCAAGAACAACCAAAAAGATAAATGGATCATTAATTCCATTTGCCCTTGGTAGTTTAGTCAAAGTCAATAATGTTCACGGCACACCTTATATAAACATTGGCGACACTGCTGCAGGTGGATCTGGCAGCACCAATAGCAATATTATTGAATTATATGGTGAAAGAAGAAACGCTGGAGGAAATACAAACACAACTAACGCAAGTACTGCAGGTTTAACTACAAAAGTTGGTGAAGCAAGAGTATATTGGTTTGGTGTATCAGATGCTCCATATGAGGATAATTCAACTGATTGGGATCTTTATCTTTATGATATTCAGACTTATGTCAATTTAACTCTCGCCAATACATATAATCAAACTGATCAAGTTCCTCTGACTTCATATATTAGAGGTCTTTCAAGTGGAGCAACTGGATATCTTTCAGATGTCAATGGAAGTGATTATAGTTTAACACAAACTTCAGGAAGATTCCTGATTGGTGAGCAAGTCATTATCAATGAAAATGAGCAGTATAAAACTGCTATTACTGGAATGACAATCTATGATACCAGTGATATTAAGTCAGTATTCCAAGATGCAGATGCATTGAATACTTCATTGCATACGAACTTTATTGCAGATACTGTTCTTTATGAGCAAGAACTCGAAAGATTTGGTGTAAAGGATCAACTGGTCGTTAGTGGTGGAAATACTGGTAGAGTTTCTGGAAGAAACTTTGCAGATGGTGAGAGTGGAATTAAAGTTGGTAGCATTATCAAGTATCAGACAGGAGATGCTTCCCCAACTTACAACACTGTAAGTGCTATTCGTGCTGATGGAACGACAGTAACTTTGGCAGCAGCACCCGCAGCAATTGCAGGGGTAAACCTTTCTACAGTTGCAAATGGTTCATACACATTCTCATTGATGGTTCCTAGAATTCGTCAATATGGATTCAATGGTCTTTATGCAACTTTACCAGTAGAAAAGATTGCATCAGTTGATCTTGCAAATTCTGAATTAACAATTACAAAACAAATTACTGGAAAGTCTGTTACTAGTAACAGTCTTACATTGACAGTTGCTGATGCGATAGATGTAAATGCCGGTATTACTAGTGTATTCTTTGAAACATTTGACGCAGAAAGATATACTATTACTGAAGATGATGGAACAGTTGTACAACTCAAGAGTGGAATGTTTACTCTTGGGGCAAATGGAAATTCTGTAACATTCAATGGTCTTCCTAATAATGGTGCAGTAACTGTTCAAGCAACTCTTAAAAAGAGAGGAGTTACTAATAAGACAAAAGATTTTACTAGATCAAATACAGTATCAATTGTAAGAACTAGTGGAGTATCTGAGGTTACTGGATTAACAACTAGCAAATATTATGGAACAAGAATTGAGGACAATGAGATTTCTCTCAATGTTCCAGATGTTGTTAATGTTCGTGCAGTTTATGAATCTACCAATACTTCTGCACCAGTTCTTGATAAATTAACTTTTGCTACTGGTCTTGCTTTAGACCAGAATGTAATCGTTGGTGAAAAAATCGTAGGTCAAGACAGTAGAGCTGTTGCACAAGTAGTAAGCAAAACTTCAAATAGTGTTAGTTATGTAAAGTTAAATACAAACAACTTTGCAGTAGGTGAATCTGTCAAGTTTAAAGATTCTGCAATCAGTGCAGTTATTCAAGAAATAACTCCAGGAAGTTATGTCAATAGAACTGCAAATTATAGACTTGATAAAGGTCATCGCCACCAATTCTGCGATTACTCCAGAATTATAAGAAGACCTGGATCCGCAATTCCTTCTCGTCAGTTATTGGTTGTTTACGACGCATATGCAGTCGGTTCAAATAACACCGGAGATATCTTTACAGTAAATTCATACTCTCAAGATAGATTTACCAGCGATATTCCAACTCTTCCAAACGGACTTCGTTGCTCAGATTTACTCGACTTTAGACCTAGAGTTGCCGCATTTAATCCTGCAACTACAAATGCATCTCCATTTGCATTCTCTAGCAGACAGTATGAATACAACTATAAGTACGTTGTTTCCCCTGATGAAACTTCATTCATGGGTTATAGTTACTATCTGCCAAGAATTGACTTAGTTACTATCAATCGTCTAGGTGAAATTGAAGTTATCAAAGGAGAACCTGCCGATAAACCACAGGCTCCAGTCCTTGCAGATGATGCAATGGAAATTGCACAAATTCTTCTGCCACCATACCTCTTTAATCCAACAAAAGATCCAAGGGTTCTTCTTCGTGATAATAGAAGATTCACGATGAGAGATATTGGTAAACTTGAAGATAGAATTGAAACATTAGAGGAGTTGACCAGCTTAAGTATGCTGGAAATGAGTGCAAAAACTCTTGAAATCACCGACGCTAATGGTATCAATAGATTCAAGAGTGGATTTATTGTTAGTGACTTTAGAGACAAATCTCTTTGTGATCCACGTCTTTCCACTGTTGATATTTCAAAAGAAGGTGCAACAGCGATTGCTCCAGTTGATTTCTGGTCAATGGGAGCACAATTGGCATTAGATCCAGGAATTGACGTAGATCAGGCAGATATGAGTCAAAACCTGACTCTTCTTGATAGAAATATCAGAAAGACTGGAGATTTATTAACACTTGATTATCAGGAAGTTGCTTGGATTGATCAACCACATGCAACAAACGTTGAAAATGTCAACCCATTCAATGTCATTGTATTCGTTGGTGGTGTTGTATTAGATCCTCAATCTGACAACTGGGTTAGAACCATTTATGTTGACGATCACAGAACAGAATCGACTGGTGCCAAATGGACTCAAGAGGCAAATGTAACCAGAGACGTTGATAACAAAACAGAGTATGTAAGTTATAAGAAAGGTGGTGGTAGAGGTGAAAGAGTAACTAGAGCATTTACTACTACAACGATTACAACAACAACTAAGTATACTCCAAAACTTCAAGGTCCTGCAAGAGAATTCAATTACGTTGAAGACGTAAAAGTATCTGGAGAAGCAGATCCATGGATGCGTTCAAGAAATGTTTATTTCAACGCAAATGGATTAAGACCCTTCTCAAAACATTATTTGTATTTGGATAGTCAGCAAGTTGACATTATTCCAAAACTTTGTGAGATTGAAATGGTTTCGGGAACATTTAGAGTTTTCGAGAACGCAAATATCTTCGACTCTACAGGTAAGAAGATTGGATACATTAGAGTTCAAAAACCAAATCATAAATTTGGCGATACTTCCAGACCAGACATTGGTGCTGGACTCGGATCTCCAGCAGTTTTGGTTGAAGAATATAGTGTAGATCCATATGATAGAAACAGACCAGCACCAGGCGACGCATATTCGCCAACATCAAGACTTATTAACTTTGGTGTAAGAGCACTTTCTACCGATGAAAAGTTCTACGGATATGTTGAAAGAGGTTCCAGAGTAATTGGTGAAACATCTGGTGCTGTTGCTACAATTACCAGAGCAGAATTAGTATCTGACAACTGGGGAGATATTGTTGCAAACTTCTTCTTCAGAGATCCAAATTCAAATCCACTGCCACCAGTAAGAGTTAAGAGTGGAACAAAGACCGTTAAGGTAACTGCAGTTCCACCAAATACAGTAGTTCTTCCAGGATCTACAGTATTTGCTTCAGAGGCACTCGGCACTTATAGTGGATCTGGATCAATTCTGACACAAGAGACAAGTCGTGTTTCTGTCAGAAATCCACCCAAACCTGCAGCAAGAAAAACAGAAGTTGAAGTTCAAGTTAAAGCACCTCACAGAGACCCATTAGCACAGTCATTTACTGTTGATGGAAGAGGAGCATTCCTCACTTCATTCGATCTCTACTTTGCAACCAAAGATCCTGGGGCAAAAATTTATGTAGAATTGAGAACTATGGAGTTGGGAACACCAACCTCATTCCTTGTTCAAGACTACACTCAGGTTGCTTTGAATCCTGATGATATTAATATTAACGAGGCAAATCCATTCGAACCAGTTCCAACAAGGATTCGTTTCCCATCCCCAGTTTATCTTGAAGCAAATAAAGAATATGCGATTGTTATTCTTTCACCAGCTTCAGATGGATATGAAATGTGGACTGCAACAATGGGTAAGAAGACTGTCAGAACGACAAATCTTCCAGACGTTCAGAATGTAGTTGTTACCAAGCAATATATTGGTGGATCTCTGTTTAAGTCTCAAAATGGTACTATTTGGACAGCAAGTCAGTATCAGGATTTAACATTCAAACTGTATAAAGCAAAATTTGTTCCTTCAGGAACAGTCACTTTCTACAACTCAGATGTTCTTCCAAAGGGCGATAATAGCAGCAAACTTCAAGACAACCCAATCGAAGGTCTGCCAAGAAAGTTAAAACTGCCTATCTCCGGAACACTTAATGCAAATGTTAGACCTGGCGTAAAAGTCACAGAAGGATCCAGTGGTTCAAACATCACAGGATTTGTTGAGAACATTGGTGGACCAGCAGTATCTGGAACTGGAAATGTTTCAATTGCTAGCAGTGGTGTTGGATATGTAAATAGTTCTTCTATTTCAAGTGTTCCTCTTTATTCATTGACTGGCAAAGGAACTGGAGCACAGGCAACAATTACAACAAATGCTTTTGGTAATATTCAATCTGTAAATATTACTTCTGTCGGTGAAGGATTTGTTCCTGGAGAAACTGTTGGTATTGTTACTTCAAGCATGGGTACTGCTTCACAACAAAAAGGTTCTGGAGCAAAAATAACAATCACTGGAGTTGGAAATCCAGATTCACTCTATCTCACAAATGTTCAGGGTGAAAACTTCACAAATACTCTTGCAGTACATCATTATACTGATCCGAATAATGAATCGACAAGAACAAGTTCTGGAGTAACTGTAAATGGATCTTCATCAATTGTTGATGACAGATATACTGGAAACGTCTTCAGAATCAAGCAACAAAACCATGCACACCATGGTGGAAACAATAGAATTCTGATTGAAGACGTACTTCCAGATACGGAAAAAACTACAATCACTTCAAACTTCGGTGAAAATGATACTATAGTTTCTGTCGCTAACACCGCAATTTTTGCAAGATTTGAAGGAATCGGCACAAGTCGTGGATATGCTCTTCTCAACAATGAAGTTATTTCTTACAGTGCAATTAGTGCTGGTAGTGGAGGAGCAGGAACTCTTTCAATTGATGCAAGATCAATTAACAATTCCTCTAAGTCTTCACATACAGTTGGTGAATCCATTCAACCATATGAAGTCAATGGCGTTTCATTGACAAGAATTAACACTTCTCACAATATTCCATCAACATATTACAGATCTGAGAATTCTAACCTTGACAATTACTATCTTGAATTTGATAGAAGTACAGAGTCACCAACTATACGATCTACTGGATCTGGAATGCTCAATTTTGCAGCACAAAAAGGATTTGGTGGAAATACCGTTGGAATTTCACAAAACTTCCAATATAGTACAATTGAACCTATGTTCAATGTTATTACTCCAGGAAAAGGAACTGCTGCGAATGCTTTAATTAGAACAATCTCTGGAACAAGTGCTGGTGGAAATGAAGTTTCATTTATTGACCAAGGATTTGAACCAGTAACTCTGAATAAAGTATTGAACTTACGCACACCAAGAATGGTTGCTTCTAGAGTAAATGAACTTGCAAGATTGAGTGCTCTTCCTCGCAATAAGTCTCTTTCCATGAGAGTTGAATTCTCAAGCACAGATGAAAATCTGTCTCCTGTAATGGATATGCAGAATGCAACATTTGTTCTTGGAAGAAACAAGTCTAATTCTCCTATCATTGATTATGTTGATGATCCAAGATCAAACAATATTGACGAAGATCCCCATGGAGCAGTTTTTGTGACTAAGACTATTTCTTTGGCACAACCTGCAACAAGTTTGAGAGTTATTATTGCTGCCAACAGGCAAGAGGATGCAGATTTCCGTGTCCTTTATAAACTGGTCAAAGCAGATTCAAGTGAAGTTGATCAAAAGTTTGTACCATTCCCAGGTTGGGACAACCTTATTGATGACGACGGCGACGGATTCGGTGATCGTGTTATTGATCCACAAAAGAATAGTGGAAGAGCAGATGCTTTTGTTACACCAAATGATTTTGAAGGATTCTCTGAATATCAATTCACTGCCAATAATCTTGATCAATTTACTGCATTTGCAATTAAAGTTGTTATGTCGTCTAAGAATGAATCTACACCAGTAAGATTGAAAGATTTCAGAGCTATTGCACTTGCATAATATGGAAGAAAAAGATTTTATTCAAGTTGAAGGGGAACAAAATCTCTTCAGAGATAGAAATACTGGCGCTATTATTAATACTGATAACGCCAGTTATATTCAATATCAAAAAATGAAACAACGAAGACAATCTGAGCGTGCTGAACTTGATATGATAAAAAATGATATCGAAGAAATTAAATCACTATTGAGGCAACTTGCTAATGGATCCTGATAAAATTGAATTAGAAAATTTAAGCAAGAGTTTTGAATATTTCAAACTAGCAGCAGAGGTTGACAACATTACTTCTGTTGAGGAATTGAGAAATCTGGCTAAATCCTACATAAAACTCTATTTTAAACAACAAGAAGTTGTAAGTAGTTTGGGACTTTAAGGAATATAAATATTTCTACATCCTGAACTGTATATAAATGGCTGAAATAAAAGTCAGAGTAGGTCAGCAACCGGCGGTAAAAGTAATATCTTCTCTCGCAGGTGCCCAGGGTCTCTCTTTGGCAGAACTCAGTGATGTTAGTGCTTCTAACTTGCAAAATGGTATGGTGCTAGTTTACAACAGCAGCATCAGAAAATGGGAAGCAACACTTACCCTGACGCCAGGCGCAACGCAGAATTTAGACATCAACGGAGGAAATTTCTGACATGGCAAGTATTATCAGGATTAAAAGATCCTCGGGTACTAGCAAACCATCCACCCTACAATGGGGTGAATTTGGATATGTAACCGGTATTGGTAGTTTCGGAGGAACTAATCAGTACAAGGACAGAATTTTCCTTGGAGATGATGGTACTAACGCCAACCCAGTTGGTGGATATTACTACACCTCAATGATGGAGCACGATCCAGGTGCTGTTGCAGGTGTACAAAACACAAGAAACCAAGACGGTGGCGTTGTTGCCGTTATGGAACCACTGCCAAACACTGGTCTTGGTGGTGCTTCTTCACTGAAAGTAGATCAGTGGAACGTCGATAACTTAAGAATCGACACCAATACAATTTCGTCAACAGATACTGACGGAGATATTGTACTCGATCCAAATGGAATTGGTGAAATTCAGATTCCAGACGATACATTCCTCACCTTTGGTGATGATAAGAACGCAAAATTTGAATATGATGAGAATGGAGTAGATCAGTTTACTTATACTGGTGCTGACTTCCGTATTAATGTTGTTACAGAGTCTGTCGATAAGGACACTGGTGCATTAATTGTAGAAGGTGGTGTTGGTATTGAAAAAAATCTGAATGTTGGTGGAAACTTTAGTGTAGATGGAAGTTCAATATTCGATTTAATTAGAATCGAAGATAACATTATTTCCAGTATTCCAGGAAGTAATGATACAATCTACATTGATCCATATCCCGATGGATTGAGTAATGAAGGAACTGTTATTATTAAAGGTAACTTACAAGTTGATGGTACAACCACTACCATTAACTCGACACAGAAGACGATAAATGATCCGATCTTACATATTGGCGATGTAACAAGCACAAGAACGGTTATGGCAACCGTTGCTAGTGGTGCAAACTTAATTACTCTCGATTCAGTTGTTGGTATTAATACTGGGGATATAATTGCTCATGCAAATATTCCTAGTTCAACTTCAATTACAGCATATAATACTGGCACAAAAGTAGTTACTATCAGTGCTAACACGACTGCTGGTATTTCAACGACTGAGCAAGTAACAATTACTCATGCATACGATAGCAATACCGATAGAGGTATTTCTTTTGCATACAATAGTGGAAGTGGCGTTGCAGATAATGAAACTGGATTCTTTGGTATGGAGGATGACTCCATTGCCACCAGTACTGCTGGAGTAGATAACCACGGAACTCACGCTGACGATAGCAGAAGATGGGTATATGTTCCCGACGCTACTATTGCCAATAGTGTTGTAGCAGGAACCAAAGGTTTCCTTGATATCAAAGGTATTTACTATCAGTCTGGTGATTATGCAACTGGTGGTGTTGTCTATTTTGACAGCACTGGTCTTCAAAGATCTACAAATGCTGTTGCCTCTCCAGTTTTCACTTCAAAGCAAGTTTTAACTGCAATCACTAAAAAGACATTTGATCTTAGCGTAGCAATTACTGCTTCTGCTGGTGATATTATTAGACAAGATACCAGTGGTGCATATGGTGTGGTTGAGCAAGGTGTATCTGGATCAACTCAAGTCAGTCTTGTTGGTATTGAGGGTACATTTACTACTGGAAGCAATCTGAGAAGAGAAGGTCAGAACGGATTTATTACAAATCTTGCTTCAGTTCCCAATACAATCACCGACATATATACTAATAAACCACACTGGACTTCAACTCTTGACGGAGGAACTTTCTGATACATGGAACAACAAAATGAAGTGGATGTAAATGTTCTTATTAAACTTTATAATTCCAAATTAGCAACATTAACAAATCAAAACGTTCTGCTTGAGGCAAAGTTAAGTACTTTGTCTCAAGATTATAAATCACAAGTAGAAGCACTGCTCGAAGAAAACGCCAATCTTAAGGCACAACTAGAGACAAAGTAATATGGCAAAACCATCAACTAGACAAGGTTTAATTGACTACTGCTTGCGTCAACTTGGTGCTCCAGTGTTGGAGATTAACGTTGATGACGATCAAATCGACGATCTAGTTGATGATACCATTCAATATTTCAACGAGCGTCATTATGATGGTGTTGAAAAAATGTACCTTAAGTATAAAATTACTCAAGACGATATTGATAGGGGAATAGGTGCTGTTACTGCTGGTTCAAATACCGTAAATGGGACAACTGGAGTAGGAATTGTAACTACTACAGCAACTTCCACAGGTATTGCTGCCACCACATTTAACTTTTACGAAAATTCAAATTTTATTCAAGTTCCAGATTCGGTAATCGGAGTTGAAAGAATATTTAAGTTTGATACTAGTTCCATTTCTGGTGGAATGTTCAGTATTAAGTATCAACTATTTTTGAATGACTTATACTATTTTAACTCAGTTGAATTACTACAATACTCAATGGTCAAGACATACCTTGAGGATATTGATTTTCTGTTAACTACAGATAAACAAATAAGATTTAATAAGAGACAAGATAGATTATATTTGGATATTGATTGGGGAGCACAAACTGTCGATGATTTTATTGTTCTTGAGTGCTATAGAGCATTAGATCCAGGATCTTTCTCACAGATTTACAACGATAGTTTTGTTAAGAGATATTTGACCGCTCTCATAAAGCGTCAGTGGGGACAAAACTTAAGTAAGTTTAGGGGGGTCAAACTTCCTGGAGGAATTGAATTAAATGGTGGAGAAATCTATCAGCAAGCAGAACAGGAATTGAATGACATTAAATCAAGAATGTCAATGGAATATGAACTTCCACCTCTCGACTTTATTGGATAATGGCACTTAATCCTTTCTTTTTACAGGGGACTGCATCTGAGCAGAGATTAGTCCAAGATATCATTAATGAACACCTGAAGTTTCATGGTGTGGAAGTTACTTATATTCCAAGAAAATATGTAAACACAAAGACAATTATTGAAGAGGTACAAACTTCAAAATTTGATGATAACTTTGCAATTGAAGCATATGTAAACACCTTTGAGGGATATGGTGGTGCTGGAGATATCTTAACAAAGTTTGGTGTAAGTGTTAGAGACGAATTGATTCTTACAATCTCCAAAGAGAGATTTGAGGATTTTATTGCACCATTTATGGCAGGTCAGGACGACGGAACTGAAGATTCTATAATGCCAACCCCAACAAGACCCAGAGAAGGAGATCTTGTTTATTTTCCATTGGGGCAAAGACTTTTCGAAGTTAAATTTGTTGAGCATGAAGATCCTTTCTACCAGTTAGGAAAAAATTACGTATATCAACTCAAATGTGAACTCTTTGAATATGAAGATGAGGTTCTTGATACTACGATTGAGGAAATCGATACTCAAATTCAAGATGAAGGATATATTACTACACTCCAATTAATTGGTGTTGGTAGAACTGCAACCGCATCGGCAGTTATTGCAGGAACAGTTCCAAGTGGTTATGTTTCCGAAATTTATTTAAACAATGATGGTAGTGGATTTACTTCAGTTCCAACAATTGGAATTACTTCTTCTCCGACAGGTCAAGTTGGAGATAATGCAACTGCAGTTGGATTCTTAACAACGAGAGGTGGAGTAACTTCTATTGATAAGATTCTTCTGACAAATGCAGGTGCTGGATATACTGTTGCACCGACAATCACAATTACTGGTGGAGGTGGCGTTGGGGCAGCAGCAACTGCTTCTATTGTTACTTCAGGTCAGGGTGTAATTAGAATTACAATTACTGATGGTGGTGTTGGTTACAGTACAACACCTATTGTAACTATTTCTGGTCCACCAAACAGTGGTATTGCAAAAACTGCTGTTGGTATCGCATCTATTGGTTACGACGGATCTGATAAGATTGTCAAGGCAATCTACATCAAAGATCCAGGTAGAGGATATAGTTCTGACCCAACCGTTACCATTGCAGATCCAGAAACACTATCTGGAGTTGGAACTTACCTGTTTAACGAAGTTGTTATCGGATCCAGATCAATGCTGGAAGCAAGAGTCAAAGAATGGGATGAAGATACTAAGATCCTTAAGATTTCTAATGTTGGTATAGCAGACACTCAAATTGGATTCTATCCAGGCGAGAGTGTCATTGGTAAGACTTCTGGAGCGTCTTATCCTGTCTTAACTTATACGCAGGATGATATTTATGATAAATACACTGAAAACGATGAATTTGAAAAACTGGGAGATGATCTCCTAGATTTCACTGAATCAAATCCATTTGGTACTTATTAATGTTAGGAAAATATTATTATCACGAAATAATTAGAAAAACGATCATATCGTTTGGAACATTATTTAATGATATACATATTCGCCACGCAGATGGTGATGGGAATAGTGTTAGTGATATGAAAGTACCATTGGCATATGGTCCTGTTCAAAAATTTCTAGCAAAAATTACACAACAATCTGAGTTAAATAAACCGATTCAGATTACTATGCCAAGAATGTCATTTGAGATGACATCTATTCAGTATGACTCAACAAGAAAGACGAGTTTAATACAAACATTTAAAACTTGTGATGATGGCAGTAAAGTAAAGAAAGTCTTTATGCCAGTTCCATATAATATTGGATTTGAATTAAATATTCTTTCCAAATTAAATGACGATTCTCTACAAATCATAGAGCAGATTTTACCATATTTTCAACCACATTTTAATCTTACCCTAGATTTAGTAGATTCTATTGGTGAAAAGAGAGATGTTCCAATCATTTTAGATTCGGTGAGTTTCCAAGACGACTATGAGGGAAGTTTTGATACTAGAAGAGCACTGATTCATACTTTACAGTTTACTGCAAAAACATATCTCTTCGGTCCTATTGCTGATAGTAGTGATGGTCTTATCCGTAAGGTACAAGTTGATATGTACACTAGCACGGATATTCAAACTGCTAAGCGTGAGGTAAGATACACAGTTACACCAAAAGCACTTGAGGATAAAAATAATGATGGGGTGATTGACTCAACTGATAATGATCTTCTCCAACCAGGAGATAATTTTGGATTTGATGAAGAATGGCAATTCTTCTCAGACGGAAAAACTTATAGTCCAACCCGCCAATCTGATATTTAATTACCATGGATAATAATTATGAGTCTATTGACAAGGCACTCAATATTGAGAGTAGCATTGTTGAAACGGAACCAGCAGAGATTAGGAAACCACCCATTCCTATTGAAAAAACTGATATTAAAAAAGATTATGAATATACCCGCGCAAACTTATATTCTCTTATAGAAAAAGGTCAAGAAGCAATTAATGGGATTATGGAACTTGCCGGTGAGAGTGCAAGTCCAAGAGCATATGAAGTTGCGGGACAGTTAATTAAAAGTGTTGCTGATACTACAGATAAATTAGCAGATCTTCAGAAAAAACTCAAAGATCTTGAAGAAGATTCGGTAAAACAAACAACTAATAATGTTACTAATAATGCATTATTTGTAGGATCAACAAGTGAACTTTCAAAACTACTCAAGCAAGGTTTTCTAAATAATAATAAGTCACAAGACGCATAGGTATGGCGAAAAAATCCTGTAAGAAAGGATATTACTATTGCTTCACTTCAGAGAAGTGTAAGAAGATTCCTAAGGGATGGCACCTTATGGCGTCTACTGGTCGTATTATGAAAGATAGCGAGC